GGTTGTTCAGTAAGTGGTGTCGCTCAATTTATTACCAAACGTGGTATCCATGAATTAAGAGATTGGTTAGAGGGTGGTTATGATACGATTCAAGAATGGGATAAACAATATTCAGATTGGTTTGCAGTACCAAAGTCAATCAAGACTACCTCAGTAAAACCAAGTGGTACGGTATCTCTTTTAGCAGGTGCTACACCAGGTCTTCATTATCCTGAATCACGATTCTACATTAGAAGAATCAGATTATCAAAACATTCAGAGTTGATTGAACCACTAAAAAAAGCAGGTTATAAGATTGAACCAGCATTTGGTTCAGAGGACACAACAATGGTTGTAGAGGTGCCAGTAGATGTAGGTGAGGGAATACGAACGGCGGGAGAACTCTCTATTTGGGAACAATTTAACATAGCAGCTTTTATGCAGAGACATTGGGCTGATAACCAAGTTAGTTGCACAGTGACGTTCGACCCACAGACAGAGGGAGAACAGATACCTCACGTATTAAACTACTTTCAATATCACCTAAAAGGTATTTCATTATTACCAAGACATGATTGGGGTGCTTATCCTCAAATGCCATACGAATCCATAGAAGAGAAAGAGTATGAAAAGCAAATTAAAGGTCTCGGTAAGTTATCATTCGGAGTAATCAAGAATGAAGAAGCAGAGATAGATAAGTTCTGCAATAATGATAATTGTGAAGTACCATCTCTTACAGGTGATAATGATGACCAAGACTATGCAAATTAAAATTTCACATACAAATAGCGGACAGGCAGTAGACACACCTGTGAAAAAATGTGTCGTTCATAACAATAACAAGGAGATTCGATATGAAAAGTCGTAATCTAATTGCTATGATGATGACTCTACTCACACCGATAATGTTGTTTTCACAATCGGTAACAGGAAAAGTTACATCAGAAGCAGGAGACCCCTTACCAAATGCTAACATTGTTGTAGTAGGAACCGAATTAGGTACAATTTCAGATGAAATTGGTACATTTGTACTTGATTTAGGTGCTGGTGACTACACAATTACAGCGACGGTAATTGGGTTTAAACCACAATCACAAACCGTGAAAGTAACAGAAGCAGATACAGATTTAATGATGGCTTTTGTTCTTCCACTAAACGTGATTGAATTATCAGACGTTGAGGTTTTGGCTTCAAGGGCTGATGATAAAACACCTGTTGCTTACACAACTGTAAGTAAAGAAGAGTTAGAAGTTCGTCTTGGGTCACAAGATATTCCAATGGCTCTAAATACTACACCAAGTGTATATGCAACACAACAAGGTGGTGGTGCGGGTGATGCTCGTATCAATGTTCGTGGATTCAATCAAAGAAACGTAGCAGTTATGATTAACGGTGTTCCCCAAAATGATATGGAGAACGGATGGGTTTATTGGAGTAATTGGGACGGAGTAGCAGATGCAGCTAACTCTATTCAGTTACAAAGAGGTCTATCGGCTGTTAATTTAGCTACACCATCAATTGGTGGAACTATGAACATCATAACAAATCCAGCTGGAGCTGAAAAAGGTGGTAAATTCAAACAAGAAGGTGGTGCAGGTAATTTCTTGAAAACTACTTTTAACTACAATACTGGTTTGATGATGGGAGACAAGTTAGCATTGAGTGGAACTTTGGTTCGTAAGACTGGTGATGGTATCATCGACGCTACTTGGACAGACGCATGGGCTTATTATTTAGGTTCTAGTTTTCAGATGAATGAAAACAATAGATTTGAATTATATGCAATTGGCGCTCCACAACGTCACGGTCAAAATCTGTACAAACAGAATATCGCTACTTACTCACAAGAGTTAGCTGGTGATGTCGATGGATATGATGTCAATGCTTTTGCTGACGGTGCTAAGTTCCAAACAGAAGGTGGTCGTACATTTAATCAGAATTGGGCTCCTGTAAGTTCAGACTATACAGGTAAACAATATTGGTATATGTATGGAGTTGGTGGACTATTTGGTGGTGGAAATCAAGACAGATATAACTCTGGTTTCTTAAATGAAAGAGAAAACTTCTTTCATAAGCCATTAGTAAACCTAAACCACTTTATGACTATCAACGAAAAGACAAGACTAAGTTCAGTATTGTATTGGAGTGGTGGTTCAGGTGGTGGAACTGGTACATACGGTTCATCATTTAGAAAACCAGCTGTAGATGGTGAAAGGTGGTATAGAAGTTCACCATGGGGTTGGGATTGGGATGCAGCTATTGCAACCAATTCAAACAACGTTGATGCTAACTTTGATGCGACAATGAATCGTTCAAAGGGTATTCTTCGTAACTCAATCAATCGTCAAGATACTTATGGTTTGATTTCAAAACTTAACTATGAAGTTAGTGACGAACTTGAGATTCAACTTGGTTTAGATTGGAGAACTGCAGGTATAGAACACGCTCGTGAAGTTCGTGACTTACTTGGCGGTGACTACTATGTAGACTATGCTGATGATAATGCACCTGATGGTAAAAAGGTCGGTTTAGGTGACATCATCGCTTATCACAATCACACTACAGTCGATTGGATTGGTGGATTCTTACAAGGTAACTACACTAAAGATAAACTAAATGTTTATGGTATGGGTGGAGTTTCAAGTATCAAGTATTCTTACCAAGACCACTTTACAGTTGCTGATGAAGTGATTACAGCAGATGCTATCTCAACTTTCCAAGTTAAGGGTGGAGCTATGTATGACGTAGATGATAATGTTAGTGTATTTGCTAACACAGGCTACGTTCAGAAACCACCTATCATGGATAACGTAATCTACTTTGATGGTACAGTCGCTTCAGACCCATCTAACGAAAAGTTCATCAGTTCAGAAGCTGGTGTAAACTTCAATACTGAGAATGTAGCAGTTAAAGTGAGTGCTTACAATACTGATTGGATGGATAGAAACCAAACTAAATCTGTAACAACAGGTCAAGGTGACTCAGGTGATACTGACGTGATTTTCTTGAGTGGTATCAATCAGAAACACCAAGGTCTTGAGATTGAAGCTTCAATGAAACTTAATGACATGATTCGTTTAGACGGAGCAGTATCATTTGGTAAGTGGAAGTTTGATGGAGATGCAAAAGGTAACTATCAAGAGAATGAGTACAATGATGCAGGTCAGGTAATCGGTCTAAAGACCACACCTTACTCTTATGCACTTAATGGATTATTCGTGGGTGATATGCCTCAGACAGCTTATGTCATGGGTGCAACACTTACACCAATCAAGGGTCTTAGACTACAAGGTATCTTTAAGATGTACGATAAGAACTACGCTGATTGGAGTCCAAATGCACGTGAGTATGATGGAAGTGATGCTGATGCTGATAGAGACCAAGTATGGATGGCACCAAAGTACAATCGTTTAGACCTACATGGTTCATACAAACTACCAAAAGTTGGTGGTCTTGATATGAGTCTAACTGGTCACATTTTCAACGCTCTTGACGCAGTTTATGTACAAGACGCAGTTGACAATTCACAATACAATGGTTTCGGTGATAAACTTCACCTACCACATAACGCAGAGGTATTCTTAGGAACACCACGTTATGCTAACATTGGTATAGTTGTAAATTTCTAAGTAATTTTAGGGGGGATTAATTTCCCCCCTTTTTACGGAGTATTAAATGAACGAAAAATTATATAAATATGGAGTGATATATCTTGGTACAGCCATTATGATGTTATCACCTTATTTTATAAATTCACATATAGGAAAGATAGGGATGTTAATTGGTTTAGCTCTACTTACTATTCAAACTCAAAAAACCAAACAATATAATTTATCCTTACTTAACATAGTAGGATTTTGTGGTTACTTATTCAGCTTATATCAATCACTATGAGCAAATTAATAAATTTATTCGGAGGGCCAGGTATCGGAAAGTCCTCTATAGCAGCAGGGGTTTTTTACGAACTCAAAAGAAAACATATAAGTTGTAATAATCCATACGAGTTTCCAAAGAGACTAGCATGGGATAACAACCTACCAGCGATAAAAGACCAGCTTTACGTATGTGCTAATCAACATAGGGGAATAGCTGAATGTTATGGTAAGGTTGATTACATAGTTGTAGATTCACCAGTCTTATTCTCATTAATATATAAGACATGGTATAGTAAAGGTTATCCAGCCGAGTTTTATTCAGAAGCCTTTAATCAAATGGTTTTAGACCTACATAACAATTATGATAATATAAATGTAATGTTGGAACGACCAGAAGCAAATCATAATGACGCTGAGAGATTTCAGAACTTAGAGGATTCAATCAAAATAGATAAACATTGTATCAAAACATTAGATGATAATAATATAGATTATCATACAATTAAAACGGATGATAATACCGTACAAAAAATTATTGAATTATTATAAAAAAACACTTGACAAGTATAGGTTTTATTTCGTATATTCTGTCATGATAAATTGGGAAATTATATAGTTGTATCAAAACATTTACTACGATAGACGTTTAAATAAAATGCATGTGTGGGATGATAAAGCTGGTTATCTCACGTTCAATTACAAAAAATATGCTTATGTAAAAAATAGGACTGGCACATTTGTATCGTTGTATGGAGACAGACTAAAGAAAATAAATAAGTGGGACAAAGACCAACCAGAATTATTTGAGTCCGATGTTTCTCCTGAAATTAGGGTGTTGGTGGATAACTACACAGATTCAGACGAACCATCAGTAGGCAACAAGGTTATGATATTTGATATTGAGGTAGAAGTTACCGATGGTTTTCCTGACCCAAAGAGAGCAGAAAATACAATCACATCAATAGCATTCAATGACCCACTCACAGAAGAATATTATTGTTATGTCTTAGATACAAAAGATAAACTTGGACTTGGTGAATCACGAACCAAAAAAGATGGTGACATCATTGTTTCATTTTATGATGAATATGATTTATTAAATGCTTTCTTCAAAAAGTATATGGAGATACAACCAACAATACTAACAGGTTGGAACGTCGAGTTCTTTGATGTAAACTATCTTTATAATAGGGCTCAACAAGTGGTTGGTAAAGATATAGCCAATTTGTTATCACCAATCGGTCAAGTTCAATGGAGTGATTTCAGTAAAAGATATAAGATAGCTGGTGTTAGTGTTTTAGATTATCTAGCACTATATAAAACATTTACATTTAGTCAAAGAGCATCATATCGTTTGGACGCAATTGGTGAGTATGAAGTCGGTGAGAAAAAGGTTGCGTATGAGGGAACACTAAATGATTTGTATGAGAATGATATAGATAAGTTTGTTCAGTATAACTTACAAGACGTAAAGTTGGTACAAAAACTTGATGACAAACTTAACTTTATAGACATAGGTAGAGGTATAGCACACTTGGGACATTGTCCTTATGAGGATGTATTCATGTCTTCTCGTTATTTAGAGGGTGCAATATTAGTTTATCTAAAGAAGAACGGTATCGTGGCACCTAACAAACCACCACGACCTAAAAAATTTGGTAATGATAAATTCGCTGGGGCATATGTACAAGACCCAATCAAGGGTAAGCATGAGTGGGTTTATGATTTAGATATCACGAGTATGTATCCGTCTTGTATTATGTCTTTGAATATATCACCTGAGACTAAAATAGGAAAGATTGAGGGTTGGTCGCCAGAAGAGTTTCTAAAAGATAATCACAGAAAAACTTATACCATAACTAAAGATGATAAGGGGATGGGTAAGTTTACAGAAAAAGAATTAAAAAAGTTTTTAGATGGTAAAGAGATTGGTGTAGCTACTAATGGTGTAATGTATAGAACGGATAAAGATGGACTACTACCTGCTCTTCTAAGAAAGTGGTTTGATGAAAGGGTAGAGTATCGCAAGTTATCAAAGAAGTTTCATGAAGAGGGTGATAGGGAACAATCAGACTATTTTGATAGAAGACAATACCTACAGAAAGTTCTGTTAAATAGTTTGTATGGTGTATTAGGATTACCCGTGTTTCGTTTTTATGATTTGGATAACGCAGAGGCTACAACCTACACAGGTCAAACCTTGATTAAGTTTACTAAAAAGATTGGTAATTCATATTACAATAAAATATTGAATGACAACGAAAATCATTGTATTTATATAGACACGGATTCGGTGTTCTATTCTGCAACACCATTAGTGAAGAAAAGATTTCCTGATGTAGATGTAAATGATGAAGATAAAATGTCAAAGTCTATTCTTGAGATAGCCGATGAGATGCAAACATATTTAAATAAAAGTTATGACTACTTTGCTATGAAGTTTTGTAATTTAACAGAACATAGATTCGATATCAAACAAGAGGTTATTGCAAAAAGTGGCTTATTCGTAACAAAGAAAAGATATGGATTAAAGATTATCAACGACAATGGTAAAAAAGTTGATAAGATGATGGTAAAGGGATTAGATACAGTTCGTAGTAGTTTTCCTGTAGCGATGAGAACAATGTTAAGTAAGTTGTTAGAGGATATATTAATGGATGTCCCAAAGGATAAGCTAGACAAATTTATTATAAATTTTAGAGAAAGTATGAAGCTGATGGAGTTTGATAAGATAGCAGTTCCAACAAGCGTAAAGGGAATAAAAAAATATAGAACCGATGGTGGATTGTTCAGTTCATACGCAAAAGGAACACCAGTTCATGTTAAGTCAGCTTTATTCTATAATGATATATTAACGCATATGAAGATTTCAAAAAGATTTACAGAAATATTTGATGGTGAAAAAATTAAGTGGGTATATTTAAAAAACAATCCGATAGGTATAGAGACAATGGCTTACAAAGGACACGAAGACCCACCAAAGATATTAGAGTTTATAAGACAATTTATAAATCCTGATAAGTTATATAAACAAGCACTACACAAAAAAATTATGATGCTATACGAAGCGTTGGGTTGGGACGAACCCACGGATGCATCAAAAACAATGGAACGTTTTTTTTAATAGGAGAATAAAATGAATAAAAGTAAATTGGTTAGTTTTATAGGTAAGTATTATCTAAATGGAACTGTCAACTCAGTTATATTAAATAGTAGTTCAGATAGAAAGCAATTATCATGTAGGTTTATCTCAGGCGATAAGAATCTATTAGGTGAGGTAAAAATGGATGATTGGGATTTCGAAACATCTGAAATAGGTATCTACTCTACAGACCAACTATTAAAGTTGTTGTCTGTGCTAGATGAGGATATCAGAGTAAACTTAACAAAGGCTGGTGATAAAGCAATATCACTAAAAGTGAATGACTCTACGTCAGCTGTAAATTATATGTTAAGTGATACAACGGTTATAAATGCACCACCACAAATGAAGCAAGTACCAGAGTTTGAATTAGAGATAGACGTGACGCCAGCTCTAATTAATAAATTTATATCAGGTAAAAGCGCTTTGTCTGAGGAAGAACATTTTACTGTTATTACTGATGGGACTAGCACAAAGTTAGTTATAGGATACGCTTCTGTAAATACGAATAGAGTGACCATTCCTGTTACTACTAACAAGGATAGTGTGATACCAAACACATCATTTGATGCTAATCTTTTCAAAGAAGTCCTTTCTGCAAATAAAGAATGTGAAAGTGCAACTTTATTCGTTAGTAGTGAGGGATTATCTAAGATTACTTTTGAAATAGATAAATACTCAGCTACATATTACTTAGTTGCAAAGAGTACAAGTGACTAAAACTTGTGATACAAGTAAGGTATCGATAAGAGAAATACCTAAAGCAACAGCAAAGAAAATGATTAAGAAGAATCATTATACTCATTCATTTTCTTCTTGTAGATTTGCTTTAGGTATCTTCTATCAAAAAGATACACAACATAAGTTCTTTGATGATATTGATGAAGAGTTAATCGGTTGTATGAGTTATGGTTATCCTGTGGGTAGAAGTGTTGTCGGTTCAATCTTTACCGATGAAAAGATGCTAGGGACTAATAATATTTTAGAACTAACAAGGCTTTTCATTCATGATGGTTATGGAAAAAATATTGAATCCTTTTCAATATCACAATCGTTTAAGTGGCTGAAACAAAATGCAAAAGATATCAAAGTTTTAATATCATATGCAGACCCAACGGTAAAACATAATGGTAGTATATATCAGGCAACGAATTGGTTATATCAAGGTGAGGGACTGAATCTTATGCCAAACTATTCTGTATCACTAACCGAAGAACCATATGAATGGATACATAGTCGTACGGTATTTTCAAGGTTCGGTAGTCACAATATAGAAAAGTTAGGTAAGGCTATTGGTCACACGTTTTGGAGAATGAGAGAACTTGAAAAACACAGATATGTATTTTTTCTTGGTAATAAGAAAGAAAACAAACTATTTATAAATAAGTTGAAGTATCAGAAGCTGACTTATCCAAAAGTTGGCGATATCAAAATAGAAATCACAAAACACAAAGTAAAAGAGAAAAAAGGGTTTTATGAGTAATTCATTATGGGTTGAAAAGTATCGACCAAATACATTAGATAATTATATCGGTAATGACCATTTAAAATCTAAGGTGGAAAATTATTTAAAAAGTGGTGACCTACCACATTTATTACTTTATGGTAAAGCAGGAACAGGTAAAACTACGCTTGCCAAACTATTGGTTAATAATATAGAGTGTGATTATTTATACATTAATGCTAGTGATGAAAACAACGTTGATACTGTTAGAACAAAAGTAAAGAACTTTGCTTCAACAGTAGGTTTTAAAGATATGAAAGTTATTATCTTGGATGAGTGTGATTATATTACACCAAATGCACAAGCTGCACTTCGTAATCTAATGGAGACATTCTCAAAACATTGTAGGTTCATATTGACTTGTAATTATGTAGAAAGAATTATCGACCCAATTCAGAGTCGGTGTCAATCATTTCAGATTATACCACCAAGTAAAAGTGAAGTTGCTAAACACTTACATAATATTCTTATTCAAGAAAATGTGATAGATTCACCTGAGGATATAAAGATTTTGGTTGAAAGTAGTTATCCTGATATTAGAAGAGTAATAAACGCTGCACAAAGAAATGTTGTAAATGGTAAATTAAAACTTGATACCACAAGTATTATACAGAATGATTATAAATTAAAGTTATTAAGAATTTTAGAAACAAAAAATAAGAAAGACGCTTTTGTAGAAATAAGAAAACTTTTGGCTGACAATACAGTGACAGACTTCGCAGACCTATTCAGATTATTATATGATGAGGTTGATGGTTATGGTAAAGGTCATGTGGCTGAGTGTATTCTGATTATAGCAAGGTATGAACTTTCAGATGGTCAAGTAGTTGATAAAGAAATCAATGCTATGGCTATGTTAATTGAATTATTAGGAGTAATAAAATGAGTATGCACCCACAAGGTAGAATACAAAAACAAAAACAACAAGTACAAGTTGATTTAAAACAAGCTGAAACTATTAAATGTGGTGATTGTGGTAACTATTTATTTATAACATCATTCATATTAAAAAAGTTATCAGCCTTAGTTTCACCAAATGGTCAAGAATCATTAATACCCGTTCAAGTTTATAGTTGTGGTAATTGTGGTAAGGTAGCTGATGGGTTTTTAGATGGTTCAGGTGTAAGTGAGAGTGTACAATCAAATGTCAAAAAAGGATAGATACTCTGAAGCTGGTAAAGGTGATGGACTACGAAGAGGTATAAGTTATGAAGAGTGGGAAAAAAGATATGAAAAAATATTCGGTAAAAAAGAAGAGTCTATTCGACCACATAAAACAGATAACAGCGGTTCAAAGTCCTAATTATTGGGAAGAGATTTCAGACGAAGATAAAAAAACTTGGTCTAATTATATGGTTCATAGATTCCTATCAATGAAGATGGAATGGGTTGAATTAGTAAATGAATTACAAAAGTATAATTTGGAGTCAAAAGATTTGTACAAATTATACGCCAATGTTTTACCAAAGGGTAAACAATGGTTAAAATATATTAAGGGAGAAAAACGAATGGAACATCCACAATGGTTAATTAATTTAGTATCATTACATATGAAGAATAGTAGGAAAGAAGCCTATGACGCTGTTGAAATGTATATGTTAACAGAGGGCGGTATGCTTGAGTTAGCAGAGCTTTGTAAAAAATACGGAGTTGAACCAAAGAAAATAGAAAAAGCTGGATTAAATGTATTAGGTAGTGTAGGCGGATATACCGCTGGAAATGGCTAAAAAAATACTTGACTTATATACGATTTTATTCGTATATTCAGTTATGTAAATTAGGAGAAATATATGGAAAAGGTTATAAAAGATAGTCCTCGTGTAAAATCAGAGGAGTATGATGTTATTCAAAAGATGGAAGAAGAGTGGCCAGAGATGACCACCGAGTTCAAGAAGATTCAAAAAGAACAATATGAATTATTCTTACATAAACAACACGATTATGGTCCTGGTAATATTTCAGTAGGTACAAACCTACAAACACCTGAAGAAGTAAAATTATCATTAACAGGCTTATGGTTTCGTATGAATGATAAGCTACAAAGGATGAAAACATTGTTAATGGGAAATAAAGAATCAGCCGTACAAGATGAACCATTAGAAGATGCTTATCTTGATGTTTCAAACTATGGTATTATGGCAACAATCGTTGGTCGTAATAAGTGGGGAAAATGAAACGAATAAGTTATAGTCAATACAATCAATGGGTTACGTGTCCATATAAGTGGAAACTTAATTACATTGATAAGTTAGGTGAGTTTACAGATAGTATACATACCCTTTTTGGTACAAGTATGCACGAAGTATTACAGACATATCAAACTGTGATGTACAATGCTACTATTAAGATGGCAGATGCACTTCC